GCAGCGTGAGTCTTTTTATTACGAAACAGCAGGTCAACGCAGAGATGATAAAATCTTTGATGAAACGGCAGTGGTTGGCGTTCAAGAGTTTGCTTCGAGGCTCCAATCGGGATTAGTTCCTAACTTTGCACGTTGGGCAGATCTGATTGCAGGATCAGAAATACCTAAGAGCGAAAGAGACTTTGTAGATAATGATCTTGATGAAATAACTGAGTATGTGTTTGAGATATTACAGAACTCAAACTTTTCTCAAGAGGTGCATGAAGCATTTATGGATCTAGCTGTTGGTACTGGTGTACTATGCGTAGATGAAGGTGATGCTGTAAATCCTGTTAGGTTTTCTGCAATACCATTACCGCATGTAGTTTTAGATACTGGACCTGATGATAAAATAGATCATGTATTTAGAGAGCGTAAAGGTATACGCAACTCTGAGATAACAATACTATATCCTGATGCAAAGCTTGATCCAAAGGTACAGCAAAGAGCGCAGCGAGACCCAGAAGGTAAATGCACTCTGTTAGAAGTGCTTTGCAAAGATTACAGTAAGAAGAATGAAGAAGCATATCTTCTTTATGTAATAGATATGGCAACTAAAACCTATATCAAAGAACAACAGTTTAGAGGTGTGGGTTCTAATCCATATGTTTGCTTTAGATGGTCTAAGTGTGCAGGTGAAGTATACGGCAGAGGCCCATTGATTAATGCTTTATCTGCTATCAAGACTACTAACTTAACTATTCAGCTTATTTTAGAAAATGCACAAATGGCTATCTCTGGCATTTACCAGATGGATGATGACGGAATCATTAACCCAGATACTATCAATTTAGTCCCTGGCACGATAATACCTAAGTCACCTCAATCTGGTGGATTGCAACCAATACAATCGGCAGGAAGATTTGATGTTGCTGATATAGTTCTAAGCGACATGCGCTTGAATATAAAACGTGCATTATACAATGATATGCTAGGAAATCCAGACAGAACTCCTGCATCTGCTACAGAAGTAGCTGAACGTATGGCAGATTTGTCACGCAGGATAGGATCAGCCTTTGGTAGGCTGCAAGCTGAGTTAGTGCAGCCAGTATTACAGAGAGTAATATACATTCTTAAGAAGCAAGGACGTATTGAATTGCCTACAGTTAATGGAAGAGAAGTAAAAATAAGATCTTCTTCACCATTAGCACAGGCACAATCAAACCAAGATATTACTGCTGTATCTAGATTCCTAGAGCTTGTTAATGCTTACTTTGGCCCTGATACAACTAATGTACTTATTAACTCTGAAGAGACCGCTATTCACTTAGCTAAGAAGTTTGGTGTACCTGATGGGTTGATTCGTGACAGAGAAGAGCGTAGAGAGATAGTTGCAATGATGCAGCAAATGCAACAAATGCAACAACAGGAACAAATAGCAGGACCACCTATTGCCGCAGAATAGTCATATTGGTTTAGACGGAATAGCAAGAAAGAAAGCAGAAGAAGATAGAATAAGCCTTAACTTTGGCTCTTTATTTTCTGAACCTACTGGTCAAGAGATTCTTAAATACTTGCGTAGTGTTACTATAGAAATGGTTAGCGGTCCTAATATTTCTACTGATGAGTTGCGTCATTTAGAAGGTCAGCGTTATTTAGTTGGCTTGATAGAGCGTCATATTCAGAGATCACATAAGGTAAAGAATAATGAATGAAGAAGTTCAAGAAGCAGAAGCAACAATACCTCCACAAGAGGAAAGAGACTTTGTAGTAGCGGAAGATCTAGAGGCTAAAACAGAAGATCGACCAGAATGGTTGCCTGAAAAATACAAATCCGGTGAGGACTTAGCTAAAGCATATAAGGAGCTTGAGTCTAAGCTAGGCACTAAGGACGAAGATATTCGCGCTGAAGTGCTAAAAGAGATTGAGGCTGAGAGTTTTAAAGATAGGCCAGATAGTGCAGGTGACTATCAACTTCCTGATTATATAGATGAGGAAAGTGCTATAGATAGTGATGTGTTAAAGTGGTGGGCAGATCACGCATTTACTTATGGTTTTAGTCAATCTGAGTTTGAAGAAGGCATTGAGAAAGTAATGCAAGCAACTCAAGCAGAAATGATAGATACTGATGCTGAGATAGAAAAACTTGGTGATAATGCTAATGCTAGGATAGAAGCTGCTGCTTTATTTTCTAAGCAGTTTTTCCCAGAACAACATATGGACTCTATAGAAAGACTTACCGAAACAGCCGAAGGTTTAGAAACTCTTGAGTTTATTATGGAAAAACTACAGTCTCCATCATTAGGTAGTGACGGAACACCATCTGGTAAAATTACAGAAGCAGGTTTGAGAGAGATGATGCAAGACGAAAGGTACTGGCATCCTGCAAGGAGAAACAATGACTTTATTCAGGAAGTCAATGATGGTTTCCAAAAACTTTATAACAAATGAAAAGAAGATAATTCAAAGGGGTAAGGCATATCTTACCCCAATGAAACATTATCATGTTAAAGAATTTGAAAGTATTATGCACCCTGCTAACAAAGTAGAGGTAAAAGACTTTGGTTATAATTCTGTAGAAGAAGCTCTTTTTGAGATATTTAATTCAACAGAATCTTACATTTGTAGAAATAAATATGGTAATATAGTTTTTGTAGGCGGTCTTTCTTTTTTTGAAGATACTCCACAAATGTTTACTATATTTGCAAATAGCTTAGAGCATAACATTGTATTAACAGCAAAGATGTCTAAGTCTTTGCTAAATATGTTTGATAAACTGCATCCAATAATTACTATGACTATTCTTTCTAAAAATGAGCATATGCTAAATTGGGCATGTTGGCTTGGCTTTGAGCCTGTTGAAATGAGCAATGATAATAGATTTGTTGAATTTGTGCGTTGCAATTCTGAGAATTTTGATGTTAATAATGAAATATTACGACCCATAGTGCATTGATCGGCCCTTATGGATACCCGAATTGACGTGTAAACGTGGACACTCGTAGCAATCGGAAACTCAATTAAGGACTGTAAAAATGGCTAATACTATAGACCAAGCCTTTATAAAGCAGTTTGAAACTGAAGTTCACATGGCGTATCAGCGTATGGGTTCCAAGCTACGGAATACTATTCGCTCTACAAATGTGTCAGGGTCAACTGCACGGTTCCAGAAAATAGGCACTGGAACAGCCTCAACAAAATCACGCAACGGTAATGTAACTCCTATGGAGCTAGTACACACCAACGTAGAAGCAACAATGAGTGACTTCTATGCTGCTGAATTTATCGACAAGCTTGATGAGTTGAAAACAAATATCAATGAGCGTCAAGCTGTAGCACAATCTGCTGCTGCTGCTCTTGGTAGAAAAACTGATGAGCTTATCATTACTGCTATGGATGCAGGTGCTAACTCTACTCAAATACATGACACTAGTTCTGCTCTTGAAAAAGCAGATCTTTAATCATTGTTTGAAACAATGGGTACGGCAGATGTTCCAGAAGATGGACAACGCGATCTTGCGATGTCTCCTGCAGGATACGCTGATTTGTTTGCAATCAATGAGTTTGCCTCATCAGACTTTGTTGGGCCGCAGAACCTACCATTCGCAGGTGGCATGACAATGAAAGAGTTCTTGGGCTTCAAGATCTTTTCAACGTCTGCTGTAGCAGGTGGTAAGAACTTTGCTTACCATACAAGTGCTGTAGGTATTGGCATCAACTCTGATGTTCAAACTGAAGTAAACTATGTTGCTGAGAAAGTATCTCACTTAGCAACATCAATGATGTCAATGGGCGCGGTAGCTATCGATGATAACGGTATCTACGAAGTCCTAGACAATAACTAAGAGGAGGATCTAAAATGGCTTTTTCTGCATCTGGTCTAACTCGTATGGCAGGTGGTGGTGGTCATAGCCTTTGGTTTTATGACTCAACCGATGCTATGACAGCGGTTCGCGCTTCTGGTTACTTTAATGACGCTGCTAGCATGTTAAATGTTGGTGACGCTATTTTTGTACTAGATAGTGATGCTCCTACTCTCAGCGTATCATTAGTATTATCGAACACAGGTTCGGTGGTAGATATTGCTGACGGTACAGCTATTACTGTAACCGACACCGACTAATAGGGTGGGGGCGAAAGCCCCCCTCTTTACATAGAGGTTTGTAATGGCACTCAGTACTCCTGCTAATAGCGCAATTGATATTTGTAGTCGTGCTCTCATCTTAGTTGGTGCAGAGCCTATTACTTCTTTTGAGGACGATACTACAGAAGCATTGATTGCAGGTAATATGTATGAAGATATTGCAAGAACTAATCTTACATCTACTAGGTGGAGATTTTCAACTAACCAAGCTGTATTGAATAGATTGTCTGATGCTCCTACTGGGAGATTTGATGCAGCGTATCAATTACCTGATTATTTATTTGTGCACGCTGTAACCGTAAGGGATCTGCAAATAGAATATAATATCTATGGTAGCAAGATATTCTGCGATGCAGCGCCAACTGATGAATTAATATTAGATTATACATATAGAGCCGAAGAGGTTAATTGGCCTTCTTATTTTTCTGTATGTGTAGAATATGCAATGGCTGTTGTGTTTGCTACTGCATTGATAAGAGATACATCACTCGCAGGTTTAATGGAAAACCAGTACACAAGACTTTTAGCAAAAGCTAGATCTACAGATTCACAACAACAAACAACAAGAAAAGTTACAACATCGAGGTTTATTACGAATAGGCGCAGCTAATGCAAAAGGCACGAATACCAATTACAAACTTTCAGTATGGTGAGATTAGTCCGTCTTTGGTTTCAAGGACGGATTCTG